CAATGACCCGAGTTGAAGCTGATAGCGCCATTTTGGGACTAATAGATTTAGTCCCACTTTGCCCTATGCAGTGGACGGGTCCACGGCCAGGACTCAAAGGCCTATTGGCTTACCTTAGACAGGTAACCCCATGGTCTTTGTTAAAGTTTAAAAGTTCAAAAGGTTCTTATAAGAAACTAAAGAACTTATTTAAGGATGAGGCCAAGAAAATCATCAAGGATTTTACTCGGACTTATTCCCTTAAAGGAGAATACCCTGTGTTCGAACGGATAAGATCCGTTTGTACGCAGAGAGATTCCCGTATAGTGATCGCAATCCGATCCATAGCAGTGACGTTAGATACGGCAATGCCGGGGGCGGACTTCCAACCACTAGTAAAACATCTATTTAAGAGAATACTAGCGGAAGGTCTAGATCCAGTACTGAACGACTGGAAAACGACCGTTGGGGCAATCAGGAATGAATTAGGGGAGAACCAACTCGAAAGGTCTGTAAAGAAGAAAGATCTTAACAAAGATCAATCTCTCATATATGAGCAAATCGAGGGGAAATTCCCTGAAACCATGGAACCGATGGATAAACTCTGGATCGTTGGGACAACGTCCCAAACCAGAATATTACCACCGGCGTCCGGAAAGGTAAGGAGTAAGAAGGTAATCGAATATATTCGAGGGATGCTATCCCCACCCCATGAGAGTACCGTAACCGAACGAATACCGGTTAGGGGGCCCAAATGGCGTGTACCTAAATACGCCTGGAAGAACCAAGATTTTATTGAACCTGGCGAACGAGTCTGGGATCAGACCGTCTACCAAGGGACGTACAATCTGGGAAAGCTTATTGCGGATGATATCAATTTCCACATCAATGATGCCGAAACGAAAGAACCCGGAATAAGGAACACAATCGTAAACTACCACACGTCACTGACGGGTAGCAGTTCACAAGAGTTTACCAGAGCAGAAGGGGGAAAATGGGCGGCCCTCAAGGAGGATGGTCCATTTCGCAACTGGATGC